GCCCTTAAAAGACATCTATACGAGTCTGTTTCATGCTGTATGAGATAAAAATAGTCCATTTCCTATCATGTCAAAGTTTTACCGGACAGCAATATGTCCTTTATAAGTCCGATGGCCTTGCCGCGGTTGTGCATATAAAGGAGTATGGGGTTGCGCTCATACTGGGTGATGTCCACGCCATCGGTCAGGACGCGGTACCCGTAGCTGTTGAGCGTGTCGTTTGTCAGTCTTACTCTGTTGCCCATGTCTGTGCGATAATGATTTTTTCGGTGCAAAAGTGAGAGATAAACCGCTTGTTTCCAAAAAAGTGTGCAATGGTTGCACACTTGTATGCAATGGTTGCACACTTTTTTTGAAGGCACACCTCATATTCGCACTTTTGCAGTGCAAAAGCGCCAAAATCATTATCGACATGACAAAAGCTGAACTTGAAAATAAAAGAAACCTGGCACGCACCCTGTATCTTTCAGGTAAGGAGCAGACCGAAATCGCCGAGATGATAGGCGTGTCACGAGTCACTATATCCAAATGGTGTACCGCTGGCGGGTGGAAGGCCATCCGCGCTGCCAAAACCATCACTCGTCCGGAACTCATAAAGAAATTACTCCTGGCGACAAACACATTGCTCGACAAAGTCAACGAATCCGGCGACCTCGCCCTTATAGACAGCCTCGGCGACAAGCTCTCGAAGCTGACCGCCGCCATCGACAAGCTCGACAAGTCACAGGCCAATGTCGTGGCCGCCATAGAAGTGTTCACAGCTTTCTCCAAATATCTTGAATTCCGTGCCAAGACAGACCCGGAGGTAACTATCGAGTTCATCAAGAAGGTCAACAAGCTGCAGGACGGATTCCTCATCGAATCATTCAACAAGGGAGCACTCGTTTACCATGGCGACTAAACTTACAAAGGAACAGAAGGAGGCATTCGCGCAGTGGAAGGAACACTGCCGCGAAGTCCAGGCCATGACGGCGGCGTCCTTATCTATCGTAAAGGAGTCGCCTGTCGAGAAGGAGCGTCGAATCAAACGGCTGCTCTCCAATTATGACGAATTCTGCGAGTATTATTTCGCACACTACCTCACCCTGCGCGACAAGACCACCGGGGAGGTTATCCGAGTGATACACAATGCGCCGTTCCACACCAAAGCGGCGCTCACGATAAAGAACACGCCGAATCTGAAGGCGGTGTTCAAATGGCCGCGCGGCCACGCCAAATCCACCCACATCGGAGTGTTCATTCCACTTTGGCTGATTTTCCAGCCGAAGAGGCTTATCAATTTTATGGTCACTGTCGGCAAGTCTGAGGACAGCGCCAACCGTCTGCTCGGTGACCTTCAGGCGGAACTGGAATACAACCAGAAGCTCATCGCTGATTTTGGTGAACAGAAAAACCTCGGCTTATGGCTGCAGGGGGAGTTCAAGACCAAAGGCGGGGCAAAATTCCTCGCCGTGGGCCGCGGACAGTCGCCGCGCGGCCTCCGCGACCGTGAGGCCCGTCCGGACTATATTGTGATCGATGACCTTGACGATGACGAGCTCTGCCGCAATGAAAAGCGCGTCAAGGAGCTCACTGACTGGGTCAAGGAGGCTCTGTTCGGTGCGCTCGATGTTGGCCGTGGCCGCTTCATAATGGTCGGCAACCTTATTTCTAAAAAATCGGTGCTTGCCAATATCGCCGCGTCAAAGGGTGTGCATGTGTCCGAGATAAAGGCTGTCGACCGTGACGGCAACCCGGTGTGGGTTGAGAAGTGGACCAAGGAGGAGGCGCAGGCTGTCAAGGATTTCATGGGATACCGTGCTTGGGAAAAGGAGATGATGCACAATCCCATCAATGACGGCTCCATATTCCGGCATGAGTGGATACGCTTCAAGCGTATGCCGAAACTCGAAAAGTACGAGATGCTCGTGTGTTATACAGACCCGTCGTTCAAATCGACAACGGCAAACGACTACAAGGCATGCCGCCTGTGGGGCAAGATCGGAACAGAGCTGCACCTCATTGACTGCTATGTCCGCCAGGACACAGTGTCCGGAATGGTGCGCTGGCTCTATGACCTCTATGAGAGAACACGTGACCGTGTGGCAATATCCTTCTTCATGGAGGCCAATTTCATGCAGGACATCATCCTCGACGAGTTCGCCGCCGAGGGAAATATCCGTGGGTACCAGTTGCCCATACTGCCGGACACCAGAAAGAAGCCGGAAAAGGTGCAGCGCATCGAAGCGGTGTCGCCGCTGTGGGAGCGTGGCTTCGTATTTTACAACGAGGCTCTGAAAGAGTCCCCTGACATGGAGGTCGGCATCGAGCAGACCCTGGCTCTCGAGCGAGGCTCCCGCGTGCATGATGACGCGCCGGATGCCGACGAGGGTGCTATTTGGTATCTGCAGCGCGGCACTCGTCAGGAAGTTTTCAAACCGGTGGCGATTCCCCGTCGCTCGCCTAAAAATATGTGGTAATATGTTTATAGATACCGAAGATTACAAAGTGGTGATTGGTGATGCAGCCTTGAAAGTCGTGTCGCAGTCATCACCTGAAAATATAGCCAATGCCGAGGCAGAGGCCATTGAGGAAATATCAGGCTATCTCCGCCCGGTATATGACACCGCGGCCATTTTCGCCGCGACAGGCAACGACCGCAACCGGCTTATAGTGATGTACACCGCCGACATTGTGCTTTATCACCTCACAGCTTCGCAGCCGCAGAAGATGGGTAGCGAAATCCGCAAGGAGCGATATGAGCGCGCCATAAAATGGCTCGAGGGCGTACAGGCAGGCAAAATCGTCCCCGACCTTCCTCTTGCCGGATCTGATGACGACAGCCCCGGCTTCGGCACCTCCTATTATTCATTTCCCAAACTTAGACACGACTGGTGATTATGGGCCGCAGACAGAACAGACCGAAACTCAGTCGGGCACAGAAGGATGCCAAAGGCAGGATACAAAAGCAGACCTCCGTTATCCTGGAGCTGCACCGCTACGCGGAGTTTTTCTCAAAGAACGACATCGAGGACTGGCGCCGGGCGTGGCAGAGCGCGATTGATCCACGCCATCCGTCCCGGCAGAAGCTGTACGACATCTACCGCGATGCCATGACCGACTCGCATCTTTCGGGCTGCATACAGCAGCGCGTGGGGTTCGTTATGTCGCGCTCGTTCAAACTCGTCAATGAGAACGGCGACCAGGACGATGCCGCAGGGCACCTGTTCGACCAGTCCTGGTTCAAGGACTTGTGCCGGCTCTGTCTGGAGTCGATATGGTACGGCCACTCGCTCATCGAGCTTGGCGATGTCATTACCGACGGCGACGGCCACCCGGCTTTCTCTGGTGTGTCGCTCATACCCCGCAAGCATGTAATTCCTGAAAAGGGTCGAGTGGTGCAGCGCGTGGGCATGAACTGGGAAACCGGCATTGAGTTCCGGGAGCGTCCCTGGCGCGACTGGCTTATCGAGGCCGGGCGTCCGGATGACCTCGGGTTGCTGCTGAAGGCCGCACTTCATACCATCCCCAAAAAGCACGCGATGACGTTCTGGGATTGTTTCGCGGAAATATTCGGCATGCCGTGGAGAATTGCCCGCACATCGACCCGCGACCCGAATGAGTTCAAGCGTCTGCAGGACATGATCTACAACGGCGGAGCCAACCAGGGCATGGTTGCCGGCATGGAAACGGAGATTCAGTTCGTGGAATCCGGCAAGGGAGACGCCTTCAATGTCTACGACAAGCGCATAGACCGCGCCAACTCTGAATTGTCAAAACTGGTTATAGGCCAGACCATGACCATAGAGGACGGCTCGTCGCTCTCCCAGTCGCAGACCCACCTCGAGGTGTTCATGAATCTTGTGGAGTCTGACCGCGACTTCCTGCGCGACATCATAAACAATCAGCTAATCCCCATTATGGCCCTGCACGGCTTCCCGGTCAAGGGGCTGCGCTTCGAGTGGAACGACGCGGTGGACTATACGCCGGAGCAGCAGGTAGCATACGAAACGATGATTGCCGACCGCTACGAAGTCGACCCGTCGTATTTCGCCGACAAATACAATATGCCGGTCGGAGAGCGTCAATGTCGGTCATTATGGCGGGATTATTATGCAGACGGCGACAGCAATAAGGACGATGACAAAAATAGTCAAAAAAAGAGGGAGAAAATTCTTGAGCGTTTCTTTGATACTCTTGACCGCCTCATAGAAAACCATAGTGCCGACGAAGTTGCACGAATACTTCACGGTCCCGGCCAAGATTTTTTCGATTAAGCCCCTCTGACTACGAGGGGCTACACAGACGCTATGCCTCCTTACTCGATGGAGTGGTCATAGAGAACCTTGCCGCTCCCGGAGATGATTTGCGTAAGCGTCTGTCCGCGCTGTTCTCCGGCATGATGAAGTCGCTTTTCAAAGAGAAAGGTGCGCAGTTCCGTGTCGAACTTGTGGCCGACCCGGCTGTGCAGGAGTTTGTCAATGCTCATGCCTCAGCTCTCGACTCGGCCTTTCAGATGGTTGAGATGTCTGATGCGATGCGCCGACGCCTTACCCGGTCGAATTACATTTTTTCCGGCATGAAGGCTTTTCATGAGCTGCACGAGGCATTCCCGTCGCTGCTTGATGAGAACGGCAACAGAAAGCCATTCGAACGGTTTTTGAATGATGTTCAAAGCATCGACAAAACCTATAATTCCAATTACCTCCGGGCTGAATATAACTTCGTGGCCGCATCTGCGGAGATGGCCGGTCGGTGGGAGCAATTCATGCGCGACGGCGACCGATATAATCTCCAGTACCGTACACAGCGCGATGACAAGGTGCGCCCGGAACATACCGCACTTGACCGTGTGACTCTGCCGCTTTCAGATTCATTCTGGGAGGAGTTCTATCCGCCGAACGGTTGGAACTGTCGCTGCACCGTAGTTCAGGTGCGCAAATCAAAGTATCCTGAAACATCCCATGACGAGGCAATGCGCCTTGGTGATGAGGCCCTGCAGCGCGACACAAAAGGTGTCTTTCGGTTCAATGCCGGCAAGGAGGGCAAATCCGTCCCGGACTACAACCCGTATACCATCCGCCGTTGTCGGGACTGCGACGTCGCAAAAGGCAAGCGGAAACTCGCCAAACAGTTCATCCCTGATAACGAGGTCTGCGCCGCCTGTGTACTCGTTCGCCAGATGCAAATTGGCTATACCGATATACCTACAACAAAAGGCAAAATCAGAATACATTCGACACATGGTTTGGCAGAGTCGGAAGAAAACATCTCTATTGCAAAATATCTCGCCGAAAGACACGGTCACCGCATAGACCTCTTACCGAATCCCGACAACGAAAAATCTGCCGATAGCTTTAACTACACGCTTGGATATACTCAAGAGTACAAGGTAAATTCCAAACCGACAAAGGGTGCAATAGATAACGCTCTTCGTAAAGCGTCTAAGCAAGCAACCCATATCGTTTTGAGGATTGACTCTTCCATCTCCTTTTCCGACCTTACACGAGGCATCAGAGGTCGTGTTAGCCAGTCCTCAATAGAGGAGATAATGGTAATCCGAGATGGCAAAGAGGTTATCCTGACACGAGAGGTCATCTTATCAAAGGGCTTTAATATGCAACAGGAGGACTTCAAATGAAGTCCTCCTGAAGGGAGGTTCAAGGCCATACGGCTTAGAACCGGTGCAAAGATAGAAACAAATTCTGAAACACAAAAGTTTATGGGATAGATTTGTCCTGATTTATGGGATTTAATATGAAATTTTGCGTAACTTTGCCATTGACAGGTCAATCTCTCCATCGCTTGGGCACAATTCATCCTTCAATAATATAAACCAATGAAAAAATCACATTTCTGCTTATGGTGCTGGCTCTCCATTTCTCGGCGGCAGCTACCGAATGGTTCCCTTTCAACACGGTAAATCACAAATGGAACATCTCCGTCAATGGTGGTTATTCCCCTTCTGGACGTGTGGCGGTGTATGGTCTTGGAGCCACTGTTCGAGGCTTTCACCTCACAATCGGCGGCTTTGGTTCGACTCATGAAAACGACCCTCGCCTTGACACTTGGAACGAGGATGCATCCTTTATGTTCCAGTTCGGTTACCAGATTCCAGTCATTAAATCATTGCGCGTCATTACAGTTATCGGGGTTGCCGGCGTGGGGGAAGTGCAGGCAGATGGATATGATTGGAAGTTGTCATACGATGCATTCGGAAATCTGACAGGGATTGACAACAAGGTGACCACAAGCATAAAATATAAATTTGATTACGGGGACATCTGGTGTTCAACCACAGGAAGCTTATCGTAAACCTTGGAGCGACTCGGCACACCTTATTCGGAGGTATCGGCCTCGAATTCTGACCGACATAAAACTGAGTTTTAATCAAAAGCTTTTTCCGGGGGCACAAAAAAATGCCCCCCGGCATGTTAAATAGTCGTCTCACTTACTTTTAACGAACGAACCCACTGGGTCTCGGAGCCGGGGGCATTATGCCCTTGCTCGAGACCCAGTGGGTTCGTTTTATTATAAGTGAGACACTGCAAAATTAGCAATTTTCGCCGACATGACAATATTTGAAGTGCTGAATTTCAACCGCGAACTGCTCGAAAGACTGCGCCGCATTGGCGTAAGGCTCGAGGACACCGCCTACATCGACCTCTTTGTTGACTTCAACAACATGGTCGGCGCCGGCGACAAGGTGTCGTATGCGGTGGCGGTTCTGGCCGACAAATATGGCGTGAGCGAGAGGAAGGTCTACAGCCTGATAAAGCGTTTCCAGTCATCGGCTCTGCCGATTTGCCCGGCAAAGAATGACTGCAATCCGCGTGCAGTGTGATTCCCGGTTCCGATAGTGTGCCGCTGATGGCGCGTGCCTACCTTTGCTCCATCATCAACAATCAACCGAAATGGCACGTAACAAATATCACCAAATCCTCGCCCGGATTATTGAACACGGCAGGCACCAGGTCAACAAGAAGGGCAATATAACCTACCTTATCAACGAGCAGCTCTCGCTTACCCCGGCCGACCTGCTTGAAATTTTCGAGGGACACGGACTGGCCCGCAAGAAGCTCCGCTCCGAGCTGAGGCTCTTCATGAGCGGCGAGCGTTCTGTGGAGAAGTACCGCGAGGCCGGCATAAACTGGTGGGACTACTGCGGCTCTATCCTGGTCAACTCCTACCCCACCTATTTCGAGAAGCTACCGCCGCTGCTCGCCAGGATCAATACCGAGCGCCGACCGTCAAAGAACTATGTGCTGTTCCTCGGAGCGACCGAGGCAGAGAGCAACCAGGCCCCATGCCTGTCGCTCGTTCAGTTCCAGATCGAGGACGGCGAATTGGTGGTGTCCGCCTACCAGCGCAGCTCCGACGCCAATCTCGGGCTGCCGGCCGACATATACCACCTCTACCTTATGGCCCGGCACATCGACTTCCCCCTCAAGTCAATGACACTGTTCCTGGGCAACGTGCATGTGTATGACAACAATATCGACAACACCCGCCGACTTCTCGCCGGAGAGGACAGCGTCAAATTCCGTGCCAACGAGGACAATGTGCAATGCTCGCATTGCCAATGTCGAGTGCAGCCGGAATTGGATAAAATCAAATTCGAACTTAACGTATGAGCCGCCTTTATCTGTCCGCCCCCCTGCCCTTCGTCGGGCAGAAGCGTATGTTCGCCAAACACTTCATCGAAGTGATAAAGCAATATCCGGCCGGCACCGTGTTCGTTGACCTTTTCGGAGGCTCGGGGCTGTTGTCACACATCACCAAGCACACCCATCCCGATTCCCGGGTCATATACAATGACTTCGACGACTACCGGCTGCGCATAGCCAATATTCCTCGCACCAATGCCCTGCTCGACCGTATCAGACCTATATCCGACGGTTTCGGGCGGCACAAGCCCATTACAGGAGAGGCAAGGGAGCGTATATTCGCCCTGCTTGAGCAGGAAGAGCAGGAAACAGGCTATCTCGACTTCATCACCCTGTCCTCCTCGCTGATGTTCTCGATGAAGTATAAGATGAGCATCCCGGAGATGCGCAAGGAAACGCTCTACAACAATGTGCGCAAAGCCGGATATGCCGAATGTCCGAATTATCTCGCCGGACTGGAAATTGAATCGTGCGACTACCGGGAACTGTTCGAGCGTTTCAAGGTTGTGCCCGGTGTGGTGTTCCTCGTAGACCCGCCTTATCTGTCTACCGACGTGGGCACATACCGCATGTACTGGCGGCTCGCGGATTACCTCGATGTGCTGTCGGTGCTGTCTGGCCATAACTTTGTTTATTTCACTTCCGAGAAATCGTGCCTCGTGGAGTTGTGCGAGTGGATGGGCCGCAACCCGTCGCTCGGCAACCCGTTCGAGCGTTGCAGCCGCAAGGAGCTTTACGCGACCATGAACTATAATGCCCGGTACACGGACATCATGCTGTTCACCACACCCGACCTCCCAGCCGTCGATGCCGTCTGAGGCCGTTTTATCGCCCATATATCGCCAAGAGAGCCGCAACCCGATAAAGGATGCGGCTCTCTGTTTTCTTTGCGACACGGCGCGTTTATGTGGCTTATTTCAGATGACGGAACCCGACGCAAGTATAGGTTTCTATGTTCTCGACAATATCCTCGTGATTATGGTTGGTGGCGGAGCTATCGATGTCGAACTCCATGAAGTTCTCGCCTTCCAGTCCGGCAAGCAACTTATGGATCTTGTCAAGCAGCCTGAACTCGCCGATGTCGTTCTGTTCCGCCCAGTCGGTCACCACATGGAGGTTGATCAGTGGCTGTGCCCGGTATTCGACTCCGGGCACGACGGCATGCCACTTGAAGGGCACAAATTCGATGAACACTGCCGGGCGTGGCCATGGAGCCTCCTGCTCGAGGAACTCTACATTGTGGTTCCATAGGTCGATGTGCTTGATCGCACAAGGATACAGTTCGTCATCCACGTCTGCTTCGTCCGGGCGTTCATAATACTCTCCGGCGGCATTGACACACAACGCTTCAAGCCGGGTTTTAAGTTTGTGGTATAATTCCTCTCTCATTTGAGTTGTTTTTTAGCTTCAAAATACATTTTTGTGAGTTTAGAGTTACCTCCCATGCGGAATACGCTTTTAACCATTGTTTCGGATATATCATTGCGCCAGTAGTTGGATAGAGCCTCACTGGAGATGGCATTGGCAAAATCCCATAGCACTTCCTGATTGTGTTTTTTGCGAGAGGTTGATTTCTCTCGTATGAACTCTTTCCATTCCTTGAATGAAGTCGGGATTCTTAGAGGGTGTTTCATAACGATTGTTAATTTGCTGTAAGCCTGTTCAAGAGCATTGCCACACCTGCTATGATGACCATCTGTCGTGCGACCTCCAATGTATCCTCATAATTTCTGCATAAACGTCGGAAGTTGTCAAGCCATGAGATAGAGCGCTCCGCAACCCATCTGCCCTTTGCCGGGATAAACTTCCCGTCAGAAGAACCAGACAAAGTGATTTCCACGTTCATGCCAAAGGTATTTCTCACAAGTTCAATCAAATCTCCGCGATAGCCTCTGTCTGCAAGAATCTTCTTGATGACCGGGTGCGAGGCGGCAAGTAAAGCCAGAAGCATCAAACCGCCTTTGGAGTCATGTATGTTAGCGGTAGTTGTCTTTACATCAAGCAGATGCCCATTCTCGTCAACTGCAATCTGCCGTTTTATTCCCTTGACTTTCTTGTTGCCGTCAAAACCTTTCGGTGAGGGATATGAGGCAGCCCGCACACTTTGAGCGTCTACAACCGCAACACTTGGTTCCGGTGTCTGACCTTCCTGAAATCGCACTTCTGCGACAAGGCTGTCAAGCAGATTCTTGAACTCGCCGATGGCACTCCATGCACG